AGCAGTAGTGCCGCTGGTAAGCGCTGCATCTGCCGCCACTGGCTCAGCCGCTGCTGCCGCTGCTTTTGTAGCTGCACTATAACCGCCAATACCGCCGCCGATAGCGCCCATAAGTGCGCCTGTCTTAACATCTCCGCCTGTAACTTTAGCCGATACCGCTCCGAGTCCTGCGCCTACAATGGCAGAACCCGCAACAGAAGCTACTGTGGTGCTTGCACCCGCAGCAGCGATAGCGCCTGAAAGACCTACAGCTGAAGCAATAGCAGGAGCAGCAACCGGAATTACAACTGCTGCTACAACAGCAATAACTTTTTTAAGACCGCCACCGTGGTAGGTAGGATTGATTGGTGTGATGGGAGTTGTGCTAGTAGGACTAACCGAAACCACCACCGGATTTATTTTGATAGTTGTCATTTTAGACCTCCGATAATTTCTGTTGAAGCTGGACATATTTACGTTCAAACCCAGTAGCTTTCGTAAGAATCCGCTCCATTGCCGGTGCTACTGAACACTCCATCCGCGTAACGCCGCAGAGTCGCGCCCACCCGAGTATGTGATCCCAATGGTCTTTTATAGAGTGTCGTAGATCTCTACCGCCCATAGCGACAACATTCATAGCTGTATACTGTGGGTAGTATACTAGCTGTAAAACAAGAATAATTTTAACATCTGGTACCTCTGTCTCGTCGTTTTTAACAGCGATTAAAAACATCTGGCCCTGCAATACCTGAGTATAAATATCATCGAGAGTAGCTTCACCATGCATACCCTCTAAACATTTTTCTAGGTGTGGTACTGATTGCGCCCAATACCTGTCGATCATTTCTTTAGTAGACAACACAATAGCCTGATAGCTTCTATCTACAGGAGCCTCAGGTTTATCTTTTATATATTCGTCTACTACTTGCAGGGTCATGCTTTGTCCTTACCAATTAATTTATCAAAAAACTCTGTACCTTTTTGGGCCACAATAGCTTTAGGAATAACGTATTCGCCGCCTTCGGCTTCAATCATACCGCCACCTTTCATCCTAATAGGGATACCACCTTGATCGTGAGACGGCCCTTGTAGCAGACCGCCGAGTTTCATTTCTGGTGGCTGGGCTGGGGCTGGTGGTGCGGTAGGCTGCATAGGTGCAACATTACCGACCTCAGGATTCATCTGAACATTTTCAATTTGTACATCTGCTTGTAGAGCTTTACCTGCAGTAACAAGTGCAATAACCAAACCTTCGTCGTACTGCTCTGGTAGATCAGCTGCGGTAGCAAGCCCACGCTCGATAGCAAACTGCCTAAGCTGTGGATACATCTGTGGATTTTGTATAGCTACTTGTGCTAACTGTACAGCCATGCTGATTTCTTGCTGTGAAATTTCGCCTGACTGAATCCCTGCTTCTAGTGCAGCACGAACCCTAGCAACTACATCAGGATTCTTAGCCATCATGTCGTTGATCTGCATATCCGCCATTTGCGGGTTCATAGGCGCAGGAGCTTGTCCCATCTGCATACCAGCGGAAGGAACCATACCGCCTTCTTGATAGCTGTTCTGTTTATTACGAAAATCATCAAGTACTGGAACTTGGCCACCCATAGCCATAGATACTGGTTGACTACGAAAATCCAAGACAGGTGCCTGTGGATTAGTTCGCCCTACGCCTGTGGGCATATTACCGATTGCTTGTTGGTCAACGCCCGCTACAGGTTGGTTAAGTAAAGTCTGGATACTGGGGGGTAGATCCATAGATACAGTGCTAGGCACTGCTTGTCTGTTTGCGCCAGCGGGACTGACAGTAGGATTCTGTGCCATCGCTGGAGTTTGTGTTGGGTTCATAGCCATGTCACATCATCCTCTTAGCTGTTTAATTAGTAGGTTTAGTACAGTTCTGGTCTGAGCCAAATCATTTGCTAAAGTCTGTACGTCATTTAATAGCAGACCATAGTCATCTAGTCCAGCAACCTCTTGACCACTGATTGTAAAGCCTGAGCCTTTAGCAGACACTTGCTTCATATTTTGCAGGGGTTGTTCAAGTAAAGTTATTTCGCCTTTTGTAACGGCTTTGCTAGCTAGATCAGCTTCACCTCTTAACCCTGTAAGAAGCTCAACATTCTCTTTAACAGATGTAATAAGTACACTTTGCCAGTCTGTTATGCCGCCTTGTGGTACGGCTGGTATAGCTGTAAACCTTGCCATTATGATGTCCTCAGTCCAAACGGTGTCTCGCCAAAGTGTATAGCTCTAACACGGGATGAACCTGACACCGCTACTTCAAAGGTATCCGATCTATAGCCAGTAGGCAATCTAAATATCTCATCATCTGATATAGAGCCTTGAAACACAAGTTGTTTGTCAACAAAAAGCTTAAACGTAATCGGCTGAATACCTGTGTTTAGCTTTGTGTATCTAGTTTGTGGATCGCCATTTAGAGTAAATCCGTTGATTGTACCGTTGTTTATATATGTAATACCACCTGAAATGTAGTTTGTCGGCCCGTTTAAAGTACCAATCTGCTGACTCCTAGCCCAGATAGCTGTGTTAAACACAGGCACACCGTTATTATACGCAATGATGTTAAGTGTTTCTTGGCTGCTAGTCTCAAAGTCAGCTACGACTCTAGCTGCGCCCAGATTTAGATAGTCTTTGGTGACAATAGTCTTAGACTTCCACTCCATAGGCGATAGCGTTTGGTTTTCATTATCCCACTCGTTGATATCTCCGCTAGACCCTATGGTATAATACATCGTACCAGTTTGAGGGTCTGAATACGCAGCACTAAATCGGTATTGGATTTGTACAAAGTACCCCCCTACCTTGTCATCACGCTCAAAAATAAATGACCCTGTACTATGCGAGCCAAAATATTTACCATCATAATAATGCCCTACAACTGTTGTAGGGTCTAAATAAGCATTCCAAGTATCCCAGTCATGGACAAACTTAGTAATTAAGTCGATGCCAGTGGTAGGACTCCATGAAGCTAGCCCACCATGTGTAGACCATACAACGCCATAGCCCATATTTATAACAGAGCGTTTTGAGAAACAGGGGTAAAGCGTATCAATACGCGCTGACACCATTGTCGCTGGATCGTTGCCTGACACCTGAAATGGATACTCTTCTGTGAGAACAAGTATATATCCAGATACAGCTTGGATTGCGACAATATCAGAATCAAAAGTTAGCCTGTATTTTTCAGGCCACGCATGTGGTTTATCAGGGAATGAAAAACAAAGCTGGTTACCAAAGAACCCTACAAGAATGTTATTATGTGCAGTAATTAGCCCCTGCATAGTAGCGGGGGGCGGGTCATAATCTTCTGACGGCAGTATTGTACTAAGCCCAGTTACTAGGAAATCATCTGTAAAATCGTAGCTACTATCACCCCAGTACCTAGCAGTACTATCTACAAACTCAGATACATCATGGAATAGAGTTCCTGCAGCAACGGCTGTTGACCCTACATCACTAGCAGTCTGTGCGTACTTAAACTTATAGTCGTTGACAATTTCAGTAACTATGCCGCCCGTAATGTTGAAGCTAGAGTTTGTACAACCGCTGATCTTAAATCTATCCCCTACAATAAAGTTATGTGGGTGTAGAAGCGTTACAGTGGATACGTTACTAGTGCGTTCTACTGTAGATACAGTTGTGGGAAACCAAAGAGTAGCCAGTAAAAAATAATCCGTGACGGACGCAGAAGATACACTTCTGTATAGTCTAACGCCACGGATAAAGTTGTCCCCGCTCGGTGCGGACTGTGGCAGGGATGAGACAGTTACAATTTGACCTTCTTTAATGTAAAGTTCGTTGGATACAGTAGACGGGATAGATTCTTCATCCCAAGGAGTTACAAACGTGTATAAATACGTTCTGATCTGTGTGTTGCCCGCTAAGTCAGCACGACCTGAAGTATTAGCTGTTTTACTTACTTGGTCGCCAGAACTAAAATATTGAAAGTTGTTATCAGTTGTTACTGTGATCTCAACATTTTTAGCGTTAAAAGATTTGGCTTCGTCGGAAGTACCGAAGTCACGAACAGTTACGATATTACCTGTGCGTAAGTTGTGGGCAGTGCTGCCGTAGTAAGTAGCTGTATTACCAGAATCACGCTCGTAGTGAGTAGAATTTACCACACCAAAAGAAGCAGCAGTCGCGGTTACTGTTGTACTTGGTAGCGGCAAACCTAAGTCGTAGTACCCATTAGCCACGGGATATGGCTCAGAACCACTAGTGGCTAAGGCGTAATCAGATACTTTAGGTGCGCCATCGCCTGAATAGTAAAAACGTTGGGCGTTGTCAGCACTGTCAGATGCAACAGCAATATCTACATCAGTAGTCCAAGACAACCATACAAGAGCATCTGTGGAAGGATCGCGCAGTGCGTGTAAAGTTTTAGCTTCTTGGCTGCGCTCAGTTGCGTCAACTAGTTTAGGCGTTCGGTAAGGTATCAAGTCACCGGAGTAAAGTTTTACATTAAAAGCTTCTTGAGCCACGCCGTCAGGCAGTAGCTCAGATGAAATCTTAGGTGCTTCACCTAGAAACTTTATAAGCTTTACTGACGCCATTACTGTATCATTCCTAGAGCCGCCTCACATGTCTCTTCGTTTCTACGAGTCCAGCCTTTTCCAAAAGTATCAAACGTAGATAAAGACTCATAAAAATCTTGCCTTACTTTCCTGTAATTTTCAATAGTTTTCTCCAAACCATGATGTTCTATATACTCATCAAGAGTGCGTAAAGTATTAGGGCCAATACCGCCATCTGCTTCTGTACCAATCATAGCCTGTAGCTTTTTAGCAGCCCTACCAACGCCAGAATTAACACTCCAATCAAAAACGGCGAGGTCAAGCCCCGCAGGAAGATGTTGGCATTTTGCTCTCAGCCAGTAGTTTTTCTCATACAGCGGAGCAACATCTTCTGGTGTAAGCTCCTTCATGTCTTTGGTACCGCCCCACTCTTCCCACACGCGTTTGGTTACACCGAGATTAGTTTCACCGCCAGGATCTCGGGGATGATTTACCCAGCCTCCTTCATGGTGTAAGATTAATGTTAAACATTTTTTAAAGTTATCCTGCATGGCGTTTCCTCTCCAAATATAATCTCCAGCAATTAACAATAGTGTTAAGGCTTACCGCCGAGAACAACATTATCCACTGCCACATTTCCATTATCGCTTCCTAACGAATTGTTTGTACCCTTTCACACCAAATGATGCGCTGATTGCAATACCTAAACTGTAGAAATACCAGTCCGGTGCTTTGTGAAGCTGTTCAAAGCCTCTGTCTACAATACCTTCTGCGCCAGGAATGAAGGCAAGCACAAGTGGGATTGATAGGACAATTACAAAAAATTCGTCTTTCCAGCTCGAACCGCTGTTCTCCGCCATGATACGTTCCCAATCAGCAACGCTAGTCTTTTCAGATAAAAGAATCTTAGCTTTTGCTTCTGCCTCTGTAAGCTTTAGCTTTGCTTCTGCAGCTTGCTTTGTAGTCTTTGCGTCAAGCCAACTGCTAGCTAAACCTGCAACTGGCCCTAATAATTGTCCTAACATTGTTTCCTTCCCTTTCTATTAGTCTAATAGCCTTGTAACATATTCTTTACCATCTGGGCCAACTTCTAATTCTATCTCACGTTGTTCACAGGCGTACCTAGTACTACGAGAATCTTTCCAGCCGAGGCGTTCTATTTTACGTTTTTTACCTAAGCAGTCAGATACATTTTCGTGGTGGCTATACTCTATAGCTTCGCCACTCATATACAATATAAGTACTATACTTATGATTCCATTCATCATTGACCGCCGTTCCTTAGCTTTTCTATTTGCTGCTCTAGTCCTGCTATCCTTTTTTCATAGAAGTCTAGTGTAAGTTTTTGCTGCTGGTCATGTGGTGCACGACCTTCATCTATCTGCTTAGCTAACTCATCTAGTTGCTTTGCAAGATGTTCTATCAACATAAACTGCTCACTGTCAGCGGGCAAACTACCCATCTCACCGCGAGGCCATTTAATCCTAAATTCTGTGTTATGTTCCAGATCTGACTGCATCATAGTGATGTTAGTCTCTATCTGATTGAGGCGTTCTATAATCCCAAAATAAGCCCAAGTAGCAACAGATGCAGCAACAACCATCGAAATAATATTCCGAAGGGGTAAAGCTACTTCTGTATTCTCACTAAGCTTAGCCGCCATACATTACTCATTTCTTTTCGGAGCCTAGCCAGACTGCAAACGCGCCTGTCATAGCACCGCTAACCACGCTAATCATCGCAGATTGCTGTGTGGTTAAATCATCGAGAGACATCCCCCATTCAATGACACGGATATACATAAACGTCATAACCAACATCATTAACCTTGGCATTATCTTCCAAGCTAAAATTTTTTCCATTGCTACGGCCATTTTACAATCCCTTTCAGCCAAAGAACCCAATAGAAGAACCCTACTACGGTTAGCGCAAGTACAGCTACGCCTCCTATAAGGATGATAAGTTCTATAGTTTCTTGTCGCTTTTTCTCTGCAGCTGCTTCAGCTTCACGCCTAGCTACTCTAGCATCTTTTTGAAACTTTACCCAATCGCCCCAAAGTCCTGGCCGTCCAGCGTATATCATCCATTGTTTCAGTTCGTCTTCTTGCTCCTTTATCCGTTCTAAGGCCATAAACTCTTCAAAGTCCGTGGTCTGATGAACAGCTCTTTTGTTGTTTACCTTACGCTGTAGATCTTCTTTAGCGTTAGTAATTACACCTATCTTGTTAGCATACGAGCTTAACTCGCGGCCATTATTTATGGCATTTTTGATTACCGCAAACGCAGCGTTCGCGGCAGCGAGTTCAGCTAACATGACTCAACATTATTTCTTTTTAATAACGCCGCCTTTTTTATAAGACATTGGCTTCTTTGGTTTTTTAATTTTTCCACCATGACCGTATTGCGCTATTTTTTTACCGTCTTTAGCTTTCATTCCTACTTTTTTACCACCTGGCATATTAACCTCCTATTAGAATGGCACTTAATATGGACGCTAGTCCAACGATTATTGCACCTGCTGCAACAATTAGAATACGTTCAAGTCGATCAACCCTTGTAATAAATGTTTGGTAACGCTCGGCGCAGACAGCTTCATGCGTGAGCAGCTCTTGCTGTAACTCAGCTACTGTCATTTTCGGCACTCATAGCCTCCAGTACTGCTTGGGTTTGATCTTCTACTTTTACCTCCGGTTCATCTGGTAACTCAGGTTCAACAACCAATACACACCCTTCTTCAACAGGATCTGCTGTTCTAGCGAACGAACCGTTAGGAAACATGTATAGAGGAACTCGTTTCATTATGCCTCGCAACTTGCTGCTTCTAGCTGCTCTAAAGTAGTCATAGTGTCTACTGTATCCGTAATATCTCTGAGTCTATTTTTCTCAGCTACTATAGCAGTAGTATCATCACCTGCTTCTTGCGCTTTAAGGTACAATATATCTTGCTCTTGCAGCAAAGGCTGTCTTTCTCTACGAAGCCTATTTTTAGTAATATCTTTTGCTTTATCCATATTTACAGTAACAGCCATTACTCGCCTCCTTCTTCAGAGGGCGGACTAAACTCATTTGACTCTGCACCTGTACCATCAGTCATTTCGCTACTATCCATCTCCCAAGCATCCCTAAAAGATCGGCTAGTTGGGTGGTCGTCTGCGGTTCCTATTTTATACGGCAAGCCATGAGGTACATCTTTTTGTGCAATTTCTTGTATGGTGCGAGTAGCTAACGCTTCTTTGGTAGGAATTATAACGCAAAGATCACCGTCCTCGTTATTATAAAAAATTTTAGGGTCTGACATGCTTACCTCGTTGCTGTAATCTGAAGATGTGCTGTGTCATCTTTAACTAGTTGATTTTGTGTAGCGCCATTCGTCCCTGTGCTAGCGCCTAAACAGTACATTCTGTGCTGCGAAGTTGTTTTGCCAGGGCTAGTAAACGATGAGTTTACAACACGAATGTCGTTTTGCCCCCCGCCGTCAAAGCTTGTGACATTTAATATATAACTTGTATCAGGGAACGTTATGCTAAAATTTACAGTGCAGTCGCCTATGCCATTATCTGTAACGCTGCTTACGCCTCCTGAGGCACGGATGGTGTTACTAGAAAACGAAAAGTTTACCCATGCCCTAATACCATATGCAACTGCAGCACTGCCGTAGCCTGAGTTAAATTTGAAATCATCGTTTGAGTCTACCGAAAACATTACGTTGCCTACAGCGTCTAAGTCACCGTCATATACGCTCAGCCCAGCAGCGTCGGTAAGTATACGGCCTTTGCCCGTTCCAGTTTTGTCAAAATAAATTGATGGCGAAAGTCCTCTTAGAGTAAGCGATGCACCATTAGTAGTGTCACTAATACTCATACTAGGGTGGGCCGTAGATATTACATTAGCCCCTATCGTTAGTTTAGTTCCTGAAAGAGGACTAGAGTTGTTTACAGCAAGCTGCCCAACATCTGTAATATCCTTAGTATCTGCGTCTAAGTCACCGCCTAAAGTAGGCGTAGTATCGTTAACAACTTCAGCTCCCGCCGCTATATCGTCAAACAATGCAGCCACAGGACGAAGTTCAAAACGATCCCCAATGGCAAAAGCAGTTCCTGATGTACCATCTTGTCCGCGAACAACAGTAAGTGAATCAGTAGAGCGTGCAGTTACCTTAACGATCTCTAGGTTGTTACTTGTATCAACAAGTGTACCGTAAAAATAGTCACTAGCGCCGAGCGTAGGGAATCTAGCACCTTGGCCGCTGTCCAACGTAACCGTCGTAGCTGTCGTGTTTATCGCAGCTGAGAGCGTTCCGAACGCATTATTTGTAACTTTTACGCCCATAGGATCACTCCGGTTTAGTTGGCCATGTCACATCATCAAGGCTTGTTACACCGTCTTGTGCAGGCACATCCCGCAGCGCTTGACGATAAGTTGTCCATGCTGAGGACATGGTTACGTCTGAATTAGCCATCCAATCTGTTTCTGCAAGTCGTCTGTCACGTTCTTCACGCAGCAGCCGCATAGGCTCAGCTGCAACCAGTTCGTCTTTCTTAGCTGAAACTGCTGCCCAAGTTGTGCCCCAGTCTGCAGGATTGTCACTTTCGATTGCTGATCCGCCGCTGTCTGTTCCTGTAACCTTACGGTACATTTCCGCAAATTCTGTTTCGTTTGTTGGTTCGCCTCGGAGAACCCATTCGTCAACCCCGAGAGCGGTTAGTGCGTCACCGATTGTAATCATTGCATTGGCCTCCTTTAACCAGATATTTCCTGAAGAATGATTCTGGTGCCTGCACCATTATCATTGATTCTTAAGTTACTTCCGTTTGTGCGGAAGAATAAACTATACATAAGTGAAGATGTTGACGATGGGCTATCTAAAATCACTTGGGTGTGTTGCCCAAATTCACCAGAGCTGTGAGCATTTCTGTGGATTTCGTTTCCTGTATTAGATAAGTAATTTGATAAATTACTAAAGCTAGACCCGCTATCCGCACTTCTTTTAACAAAAACAGCATTATGAGTAGAGCCGTTATTCGTAACAACGTGGTAAGTCAGAAAAATAAGTACCTTATTAGAAGTAGACGCTGGGGTAATACTTGCTCGTAAGGAGGTCGAAACCTCAGTATCACTACCATTATTTGTGTTTATTGTACTGTTAGTGTCAGCAATTACTGTTTGTA